GTTATATGTCCACAGGTAGGTACTGGCTCGGTCGTGCTGCCCTGGCTCGTAAGGGTGACCATCTGGCTTCACCTGAAGATATCGAGAAGTCTCTGGAACGAGCGAGACAGATGGGTATCAAATACGGTATGGATGCCAAAGATGTGAAGCACCAGGTTGATCTGATTCGGAAAGGTATCGACTTGATTACAGGGCGTCCTATTGAGGATATGTCCAAGACAAGTTACACGCTTATGCGTAACATAAGGAAGGCTATAGTGAACTCATTCCTGGGTAAACTCGGGATAATCCAGGCCAGTGAGACAGGCCGGATGATAGCTGCGGTTGATTCCACTATGCGTCTCCCGGTTATCCGGGATCTCGTCAAAGGTATCGTTACAGGTCGTGTAGATTCAGCGCAGTTGAAGGAGATAGAGGATTATCTCGTTGGTGACATCGGGTTCAGACCTTATATGAACCATCCTGACTTCAGGGCAGATGACTTCGGTCATAAGATACACCCTGCCGAGAAACTCCAGGATACTATGGGGTACTATCTCGCTAAAGCCTCTGGGTGGAATCGGGTTTATACCATGCAGAATAAGACCCTTATGAACGGTCTGAGCCAGAAATGGTACAGGCAGGTTATGGATGGTACATTCCCTGAAGCACAGATGCGTGATTTGGGTGTAGATGACCTTCTCTTGAAAGACCTGAAGGAACAGATGCAGAAACACGCCAAGAAAGTCGAGGGGCTTACAGGCGAGAAGACTTACACTGAGCTTGGCCTCGAAAATTGGGACCCGGCTGTGCGCCGTAAGTTCGCCTTGATGCTGCACAGGAAAGCCTCTAATGCCATCCAGGTTATCCAGACAGGGGAAACCCCTATGTGGTTGAATACCGCTATGGGTCAGTTCCTGGGTCAGTTCAGAACCTTTAGTATTGCGGCGTTGTCTAAGCAGACAACCAGGGATTACAAGATGCTTCGTGAGGGTGACCGTGAGGCTGCCCTTGCTATGTATTATAACCTCTGTACCTCTGTTATGGCTAATGCTGTAAAGATCGGGTTCGCTGCCGGAACAATGGCCCCGGATCGTAGGGAAGAATACCTTGAGAAAGCCCTTAGACCTGCGAGTCTGGTGAATCAGGTTATGTCCTACACAGGCCCGTTGTCACCCCTTATGGATGCCTCAAATATTCTCGGTGATACTTTTATGGGTGACACCTGGAATGAAGTTGCGGGTGGTCGCTACGGCTTCCGTGGTAAAGGATTAACTGCGGCTGTCCCTGGTCTTGACTTTATAAACAAAGCATACAAGGGTGTATCTGGTATGTCTACTGCGACGTTCACTGACAGGGAGTTGTCTCCTGCTGATTGGCGTTCGCTTTATAGTATTATGCCGTTCAGTAATCAATACGTCTTTGATGCCCTGAATAACGGCCTTATAACACCTAACTTATTCGAGGAATAATATGTACAGTATAAATGAATACACCAGTGACGGAGTAACCTCTGTGTACAGCTTCTCTTTTCAGGGGGCGTACCCAGGGTACCTGGACGAATTGCATATTAATGTTTATTATGACGACGTTCTGGTAGATAGAGGTGACTGGAGTTTAACAACTGACACAAGTATAACCCTTAACCCTGTTCCTGTGAATGGGGTTAAGATTACAATAAAAAGGGAGTCATCTATTGAATCCCGCTTAGTGAATTACACGGGAGGAACTATTCTTTCTGAACGTAATCTCGATATATCAAATACACAACTCTTGTATCTTATACAGGAGTTAGCAGATAGGATTGAAATATTGGAGGGAGTACATGCCTAATGGACATGATCTTGGGTACAATCAGGATTGGTGCAGAGAGAAGCATGAGAAACTGGATAAACGTATGGACTCCATAGAAAACAAATTCTGGGCGATCATTATTATGCTTATTGCGAATCTTACTGGTGTTGTAACAGTCCTTTACACAGGAGGGTAACATGGTAGATACTGCGACAAAAGATACAGTCCTTGGTGAACTGCATAAGGCAATTGCCAAGAGACTCAAGATGCACATTGATGATGTCGAGAGTGACCCGAGATACGTACAGATGGCTATAAAGTTCCTGAATGATAATGGAATTCATTGTGTGCCTTCTGAAACGAACGAGATCGGTGAACTCGATAAGGCTTTGGAGAAACGTAAGCAAAGATTCGGCGGTAATGTAGTTGATATCGCTGAGAAAACAGCTAAGGCGATGGGAGATGAATGATGCCTTATACATACAGAACGGTTAAGGGTTCGCCTCTAACGCATGAAGAGTTCGATGAGAACTTTGCGTACACTGAGTCTCTATGGGGGGCTACTGAGAACGCTAAAGAGTCCACCTTGGCTATGTCTAATTTTAAAGGGGCTTGGGATGTGCAGACTGGAGCAGCCTCGGTCCCTTATGCCGTGCTGCATAATAATGATCTTTGGGGATTACTGGCAGATATACCTGATGTGGAACTTGATGAACCATCAGAAGTTAGTCCTAATTGGTTCAGGCTTCTGCGCACAGAGAGTGTAACAAACGTACTCCTGACGTATACTGGGGCACTGGCAGATAAACAGGCTTTCATCAATGCTACTGGTACTGGAATAGAGTGGGCATCTGGGTGTACTATGATGACATTCTCAAGAGATATGGCAGCAGTAACAGGGGACGTATCTTACACCGGGCTTGGGTTTAAACCCAGGCTTCTTTTGTTCTTCGGCGGGAAACCCAGTACATCCACAGCATCTTTCGGCCTTGATGACGCAACTGCAAAATATGTTCTTTATACGTCTGATACTGGAGTATTCCAAGTAAGCGAGAGCACAGTATCTATAAGTCTATATGCGTCTACCGGAGGGTCACAAGTAGCTGAAGTACTTAGTACGGATTCTGATGGATTTACATTATCCTGGGCAAAAGCCGGTAGTCCCGTAGGAACAGCTTACGTGCATTGTCTGGCATTTAGATAAGGAGCAATATGAATCGAGTATGTATTAATAAAACAACTGGTGAACTCATTGAAATGCAGTCTGGTGGATGGACGGAGAATAAAGAATTAGCCGAAGCCAGGTTGAACACACTGAAGCAGAATGCCGTGAATGCCGGATACGCCGAGAAAGACATCGAGGTGAAGTGGGCAACACCGGATGAAACCGAAGCAGCAAAACCTAAGGTTGAACCCGACGAAACCGAAGCACTGATCCGTCAGGAGATGCGGGGCATGGCTATTGGGAGATTGAAAGCTAAGGGTGTACTGGATGATAAAGGTAAGGTAAAGAAAGGATAACTATGTCAACATCAGAACAACGCTGGGAAGAACTCAAGAAACTACAAGAGCATTACAAAGACTTCAGGGATTTCTATGCCGATTGTTCTGAGGAGTTACTTGGGTTCACCCCTTCAGATATACAATACGATATCGCTCATTACATTGCGAACGGGCCGTACTACAGTATGGCCCAGGCGCAACGTGGGCAGGCTAAGACAACCATCACAGGGTGTTACGCCGTGTGGTGCCTTATACATGATCCTACAACGCGTATCCTGATAGTATCCGCTGGAGCGAAGATGGCGAAGCAGATCAGTACGTGGTGTATTCAGATCATTAACCATATGCCTGAGTTAGAGTGCCTCAGATGCGACACCAGCCACCCTGGGGCAAGAGCCTCAGTGGAGGCTTATGATGTTCATTGGGAATTAAAAGGTTCAGATAAATCACCGAGTATCGCCTGTATGGGTATTACTGCATCCATCCAGGGATTCCGTGCAGACCTTCTGATTGCTGATGATATCGAATCATCCAAGAACGCTCTGACAGAAGTCATGAGGGAACAGTTACAACATCTGACCTTGGACTTCACAAGTATTAACTCGAACGGTAGGATCATCTATCTGGGTACTCCCCAGTCTGTTGATTCTATTTATAACCGACTCCCAGGCCGTGGGTTCAATATCAGGATCTGGCCTGGGCGTTACCCCACACCGGAACAAGAGGAACATTACGGGGACTTTCTTGCGCCTATTATCAAGCGGCGTATGGAGGCTGACCCATCCTTGAGGACAGGCGGTGGCCCTACAGGTGATATGGGACAACCCACCGATCCAGTTATGATGGATGAGTACACCCTTACAAAGAAACAGATCGACCAGGGTCTGGCTTATTTTAATCTACAGTTCATGCTCGACACGGCACTTATGGACGCCGACCGTTACCCCTTAAAGTTAAGGGATCTCATGGTGCATGTGTTCGATCATGAGGAATGCCCAGGGAAGTTCATCTGGGGTCCGAATGAGCTTAATAAGATTCCATTGAACCCTGGTTCCGCTTTGGGTAAGGAAAGGTTATACGCCCCTGCCAAGGTGCATGACGAATACTTCCCGTATTCAATCCGGTTAATGTCCGTTGACCCTGCTGGTGGCGGACAGAATGGTGATGAAACTGGTGTATCTATTCTGTATGAATGCAACGGGTATATCATCATCAAGTGGGTAACCGGAATACCCGGAGGTACTACCCCAGAGAGATTGAACCAAGTCGCCGACCTTATTGAGAAGTACGATATCAATGAGGTACTCGTAGAAAAGAACTACGGTAACGGTGCTTACGGGGAAGCCCTCAAGGGTGTATGCTTGGCGAGAGAGATCCCAGTGAATATCGAGGAAATCTGGGCATCAGGCCAGAAGGAGCAAAGGATCATTGATAACCTGGAACCGCCTTTAGGGGCGCACAAGGTTCTCATAGATCAACGCGCTATAGAGCATGATGTCCAGAGTACCGAGAAGTATCCCCTGGAGAAAAGATCCTCTTACCAGTTCTTGTTCCAGTTAGCTAAGTTAACTCGGGACAGAGGTTCGTTGCTGCATGATGATAGACTTGATTCAGTCGCCCAGGGTGTGGCGCATCTTATGCAGTACATTTCCAAGAACGCTGACCAAGCGATCCAGGAAAAGAAGAAGAAGAAGTTACAAGAGTTCATGCGTGACCCATTCGGTGCTTGGCGGTTCAAGTACCAGGATAAGTCCGCGATTCACCCAACGGCTACAGGGAATGCCCTGAGTCGATTTACCAGAAAGAAAAAGGAGTAAGATTATGTTCAAAGTTAAAGGTAACCCCAGAGTTCTCATCGGTGACATCATTTCTGCTGTTGAAGCTGTCGATCCCGCAGATGGCACCTGTACTGTCACCCTGACCATGAATGGAGCCGATGTAACTATCGATTTCACTGGAGCCTGGAATACCGAAAGTTACGCCTTTGCTGACGTAGCTGTCGATGATTACGTCCTGTCTTATCAGACTGACGAGACTTCTGACGTTGCTGCGGCTGAATGGATGTTCGTCCCCGCCGAGGTATTCGAGAAGTATTACATCGTAGAAGGGGCGTAGTATGTGGGAGATCCTGAGTACCCTCGGTACCTTTAAGATAGGTCCGAGACTCTGGATTCTCTCCCAGGATTTCATCGTAAGAACACCCAGGGGGATCTTCGTGATCCCCCGTGGGTACGTCACAGACTTTGCCTCAGTTCCACGAGCCTTCTGGACTCTTATCCCGCCTGTAGCAGACGAGATAGCTGAGGCAAGTATCCCTCATGATTACTTCTATACGAAGGACTCTGAGGAAGTACCCAGGAAGTTCGCCGATGAATGCCTGAAGGAGATCGCCAGAGTTAACGGAGCCTCTTGGATAACAGCCCAGGCAGCGCACAAGGCCGTCCGTGCTGCGTCCTGGGGATTGTACCGGAAGAAATACTCCTGGGATAAAATTCCCGATGGGGCCTATGACAGATTCAAAGATATGACCCCTGATGAGATTCTTGGGGCCATAGAGAAGGAACCTGGGTATATGGCTATGGTTACACTCGCTGATCTTAAAAGTTAAAATTTCGGCCTGTTCCTGAGGCCATAGGAGATATCATGACAGGAATATCAACCCCTCTGGGGGAATTCAAACCTGCTGACGCAGGAAGCTTCAGACCGAAATCCTGGGGCGCTCACCCCAAGGATCTCGCCAAGGAATACAATGCCTGGGAGGACGCTCAGACGGCCCAGGAAGCGCCACCGGAGAAACCTGACTCCCTTAGTATCAGTTTGGTCAAAAGGGGCCTTATTGACCCCCTTACGGGCCTCAGAACAGGGAATTCAAAACAGGAACACATATCCAGGTGGACACCGAGCGAACAGTTCAAGACGAATTACGAGCGGGCCTTTGGTCACGCATAGGAGGTAAAAGTTGAAGAAATTATTCTGTATTCTATTAATCCTGGTACTCCCGAGTTGCGTTATGACAGGAACCGGGTCTAAGGACACGAGTCTCCTGGACGTAACAGATACTCTGTACGAGGATATCAAGATCGTAGTAACAGACCCGGCTGTACAGCCCCTGTTCTCCCCGGCTACTATGAAAAGGCTTAAAAGTCTTGAGGAGGGTTATCTCATAGCGAAGCTGATCCTGAAAGACTACCCGGAGGACGCCGAGGCTTTACAGAAACTAACCTATGTCTCTACAGAGATTCTGGGGATTATAGACGGTATCCAGGTCGAAAGGGTTCAGCCG